ATGCTCAAATGCAAGATGCCTATAAGGGTACTTATAGTACTAATATAGCCAATTCCATGAATCTAAATAATATCACAGATGATATTATGGATTCCATTGATGCATTAATTGCAAGCGATAGTGACGTTCAAGGAATACCCAATATATCGAGATTATATAATAGACTTAATACGAAGAAGAGCAATGAATTAGGTAGCTTTAGTGAGGACATATTCTCTATCTTTGAAGATAAGAGCATGATCAGCAATCTAATGGATATCTATTCTAAGTCTAGGTCTATTAAGCAAATTGATGAGCAGATAGATACTGTATGTAAATATATGCCAAAATTACAGAATGCTCTTGATATCAAGAAAGATTCTGTATTAGTATCTGAGACATTCAGCAAGGACTATCTTAATCTCATCTCTGGATTAAATAGAGATGATAAAGACTTCTCTAGTAGAATCCTTGTATTAAAAGATAAGTATAAGCTAGAAGATCTATTAGATGAGATGTGTGCAAGGACGCAGAAGTATGGTGAATGCTTCGTATACCATGTACCATATAAGAAAGCATTTGAGAAGATTCTTACCAAGAAGAACGGTAATAATGGAATGCAGCAGCATTATAATCCATTACAACATGAGACTGCTATCATTAAAGAAGGAGTCTTTATGGGTGATGGATTGCTGGTAGATAAAGAAGCTCCTAAGTTAAGTGGTAATGGTCAGTTTATGCTTAGAATGAGCAGTGGAGTATTATCTGAAGTAGCAGATGGATATACTATCATAGAAGATTCTAAGAAGAAACTCCCTAAAGGATTATATGAGCAGTTTCTCAATGAAATGGTAGTAAATGAGGCTGCTAGTAAGGATGATAATGGTACAGTCAAATTTGATAAAATGATTCCTGATGAAGTCAAGGTGGATAGCCTTGATAAATCTGCGTCAGATGGATTTATTGATGCTAAGAATGGTGTAGATAGAAAAGTCAATATTAATACTAAAGGATGCGTAGTAAAGATTCTTGAGAGAGATCATGTATATCCTGTATATATTGAAGATATATGCCTTGGTTATTATTACATCAAGTATATGAATAGTAACTATGGCGATACTTCATCAATGTTTAGAAATAGTGTAGTTGCTAGTGGTAAAAATAATGCTGGTAATGCCGAGATGCAGCAAAATGAGGATAAGCTACTCAAATATTTAGCTAAGAAGATCTGTAGCAAGATTGATGCTCAATTCATTAACTCAAATGGAGACTTAGCTAAAGAGATCTACATGATGCTCAAATATGATGATTCCTTTAATCCTAGTGATCCTAATGGACAATTGGATGTAACTTTCATTCCTGCAGAGGATATGCATCATCATTACTACAAATTAGATCCTGTTACCCATAGAGGAATATCTGATCTTCGTGATGGATTAATTCCTGCTACTGTATGGTGTATGATTACATTATGTAATGCAGTAGGAATTGTTACTAGAGGGCAGGATAAGAGAATCTACTATGTACAGCAGACTGGTGTAGAGACTAATGTAGCAAAGACTCTTATGAATGTAGTAAACCAGATTAAGAAGGGTAACTTTGGTGTTAGACAATTAGAGTCTATAAATAACATTCTTGGAATCGTAGGCAAATATAATGACATGATCATTCCTACGGGCCCCAATGGTGAGTCTCCTGTGCGTCTCGAAACTATGCAGGGGCAAAATATAGAAACTCCTACGGAATTACTCAGTATGCTCGAAGAAAACGCCATAGAGCCTATTGGAGTGCCATTGGAGTTAATCAATGCTACTAAGGGATTAGACTATGCTGTGCATTATACTATCTCTAATAGTAAATTTATGACATTGGTTCAGAAGAGACAGAATAAAGAACAGACTATGGATTCTGGATTAATTACTAAAATCTATAATTGCGAATTTGAAGAGAATACAGTAATTAAGATTATGCTTCCAGCACCTAAGTTTATTACTATGGCTAATAGTAATAGTGTTATAGAAAACACTAAAGCATATGTGGCTAATATAGTAGAGATCTTCTGTAGCGATATGGGTGATGAAGAGAAAGCTGAAGTTACTAGTCTCTTAATGAGACACTTTATAGGAAGTCATGTAGATATTGAAGCTATTGATAATATGAAATCATTGGCAAGAGTAAATGTAGCAGTAAGATCCTCAGGTGAACAAGAAGAAGGATAAAAATATGGGTAGGCGATTAAGCCTACCCATTTTATTTGGCGTAATGATTTGATCTATATAGTCTCTATTTTGACTTTGATTTACTCTTGGTATTGCTAGAAGTAGCTGTTGATGTTACAGCATCTCCATTCTGAGTTTGAGTCCAATCATAACCACCATAAGTAGATGCTGAGGAACCAGAAGTATAGCTGGTTGTAGCTGTATCGCTAGCGTATTCACCAGTACTAGCTACTGCTTTCAAACCATATGGACTCTTAAGGTCATCAATACCAGAGTAGAATCCAGTTGTTGTCTGAGTATCAACAATAAGCTTATCATCACCAGCATTATCACTAAGCAGATATTCAAGAAGCTTAGCAGCCTCTTCATTTACTTCATCATCTGTAACAGGGAAGCAGTTGAATGATACACTGATTTCCGGATAGCTATAGGAACCTTTCTCAGACTCAAATACTTCTGTAAGAGGTACTTCAGTAATCTGAGCGCACATAAGTAAATATGCACCTTCAAGATGTCTATAAGTATTATCTGTTACATAGTACAAAAGTGAGAATACTTCATTCTGGAAACCTGCTTCGAGTGTTCCTTCCTCAATAAGTCCAAAATAGGTCTTACCCTGGGTTCTGGTATCTTTAATTCCTCTCAGATATAACTCGCAGAACTTTGTAATTGTACGACCAGACTTCTCAAAGAAGCTCATCTGTACAGTAATAGAGGTATCTTCTGTTACTTTATTGATCAATGCTACACTAGAGATACCATCTGTGATCTCAGATGTCTCTGCAGTGATATTAGCTAATCCAGTAAGGCCTCTAAACTCATGCTCAAGAATATACACAAAGTTATTCAGCAATCTAGCCGCAATTGGCTTTATCTTAGTATCTTTAGAAACTCCAGTTGTAGCAAGAGTATGAATGAACTTTGGAACAGTTACTACTGTAAGGAAAGAATATCCTTTCTCATATAAATCCCACTGTCTGAGATTGCCAAAATCTGCAGCTCCACGGAAAAGTCTGTATTCACATAAGTTTCGCGGTACTTTTACGCTACTAAACATAATAAAATTCCTCCTTTCCCATTATGCAGATGTAGTTTCATCAGAGTTAATAATGAATACATCATAAATCTCTGTCTGAATGAATGTTCCACATGCTACATTAAGAGCAGCCTTAAAGATCTTCTTGGCAGCCATTACAGTATCCTGAGTATATACAAGCTCAAGAGTATTGAAACGAGATGTATAGTTCGCTAATACATTATCCGTAATTGTATCTGCGTAAGCTGAAAAGTCACTACCATTGTAGAACTGATAACGAACCTTCGGAGAGTATGCACGAACTGCCTTAACAACTTCCTGAATAGACAGGATATTATTAATGAATGAAGCCTGAGAATATGCTTCCTGAGAAGTATAGCAAGTCTCAATAACTAATTCATCAGAAGATGCATCTGTCTTTGCAGCATAGTTTACACGAAGATCCTCAAGTAAGGACTTCTGATTCGTATTAGGCGTAATACGCGGTGTATAACGTACTGTGCCTGCAATATAGTCAGTAAATGACATTCCGTTAGACGGTCCACAAAGCGGGCGATTACGTCCACCAGCAAAGAATGCAACCATCAGCGGAGCCATATTGTACATCATAGTTACCTGAATCGGTGTAGCAGTCAACGGATCATATACATCATAAGATGTAGCATAGATAGCATTGAACTTGCTAGGAGTAACAGTGCTTGTTGTAACCTTAGAGTAGAGTTTCTCGTAACTTGTAATATCAAGTCCAAGATCTCTAAAGAAGAACATATCCTGTCTCCAATCAACAAACCAACCAATTGCAGTCTTTACAGCATCCGGATAGTTTGCATCAAATACAAGATCAGCTGCGCATGCAGTGAAATCAAAGAGTTCATCAGAGTACTCACCATAGATATACTTAGTAAGCTTCTCAGTATAAGCATCAGTTCCAAATGGAGCATCTCCAAAGCTACCATTAGAACCATTCTGAAGTTCCACGCCATATGTAGCGGTGATATCTACAGAAGACTCATCAAACTCGATACCAGCGATATCATTACCCTTCAAAGTCTTACCAAACAAGAAGTCCTGTGTAAGAAGATAATCTTCACCATATCCAGTAATCTCAGCCAGCTTAGCAATAAATGCTGTTACATTCTCATTGATTGTAGCGCACTTAACCTGAGTCATAGAATACTCAGATAATGCAAGTGAAGTATTATCATAGATAATAGTCGGATCAATTGTAAATGTAATATTCTCAGATCTAGAAGTTCCTTCCATTACAGAAGCAGAGTAGATCATATAGTTACCATTCTTGGAAACTGAATACTCCGGATTAAGAGTGATATTTTTACCACTAACTCCACGGCCATTATCACAAAATACATACAGCGGGAATACTCCACTATCGGCAAATGTAGCCTCTTTAGCATTTGCAATAACTTCTTCTTTAGTCTCTGCTCCTTCTAATGACATTAAGCCATGAGAAATAACAGCTACTTCATAAGTAGCTCTTGCATTACTATTATCAGTACCAGGATCTGTAGTCTCATTTCCGGAAGCATCGATATATAATGGATTACCATTAGCATCGCTCTTGTTTCTGGTCTCAGAGGTTACAGTAGCTACTAATGCAACGTTTGCTAACGCAGCATCGTCTGCTACAATTCTCTTAGTAATACATACACCACCGGCATCGATGATTCTATTAGCCTGGATCAGTGGCTGACCATGCTTTTCGAATGATAAACTGGTGCCATACATAGCTTTCCAGTCATTACCGGATAATGTAGTCAGATCTTCAGTTCCTTTGTCTGATGTAATAAAGCAAAGGTAACGTACGTTTGGAGAGGCCACAGTGACTTCAGCTGCAGCTGTAGTCATTGATGACTGGTCATACCAATTAAACTGTGATCCAGCATACATATTTTATTTCCTCCTTTTATATGATATATCATAGTCTTGCAGGAAAGATTTATTTCTGCAATTTATACATATGTTAAAAAATACCCATTGGCTTGGACTTAGAAGGCTGAAATACTGGGCAAAATAGGAGGCTTAGATAGCCTCCTATGAGTGTATTATTTCATCATAATCTTCTCTAATGGGCTATTCTTGTTAATCTCATCTTCTGACATCATTACAGCAGACATAAGACTTTCATCCCAGTACTGACTAGTGATAGATACATATGGATCTACATAATTAGGAGTCTTTAATACTGAGATAGCTTTATAAGCTTTCATATCTTTATCAATATTCTTACCATTTCTAAATGGTATGGAGATATCATCTTTATCTCTGAATATCTCTGAAGCAATAATACCAAGCATCTGTGCAGTAATACCATAATCATTACCGGAGAGATTAATATTATCCTTAATATATTCATGCACTTTATCATATGGTATAGTATTAGATATACGTGCTACAATGAATAGTAATCTAAAGAAATCCTCAGTATTCTCAATCTGTTCTGGTATATGTACTGATTGTACTGCTTGATCTCCTTTATTGAAGATTAGCAATCTATATAACACATCATCTTCAAATCCTCCAAACTTCTTATTCAATTCTGCTCCGGATACTTTCTTCTCTGTATCAGATGGTTTACAAAGAAATCTAGTAGGGAAATCTAAAGCTCTAGTCTTTCCTACTTTAGTACCATTCTTATTAGTCTGACAATAATTAAATACTCCAAGAAGAGCATAATATGAACCATACTCTTCTGCTACTCTAGCAACGAAATACTCTTCTGGAACAGCATATATGAGCTGTCCTTCTCCATTATATAATAATGATTCTCCATCTCTCTTTAAAAATGGAGGTACTCTGAAATTAGCCATATTATCAAATCTCCTCTCTTAATTAATATAGAGTTTCAAAATGTAAAAGTCGATATTTTTAATTATATAATATAACTTTGAATGAGATGGGTGATAGCATCTTATTCAGCAAGCATCACCACATTTATGCTTGCAATCACTCATGCCATCTATGAGGGTCAAATCTCATAGGTGGATTCGCTGAGCGAGTTGCTCGGTGTATTAAAAAAGAAGGCCTCGTAAGAGGCAAAATATTCATTATTATTTCATTATCCAAGTTGAAAGAATAAGGCCAGCGACAGCTGTCAAACCAAAAACCTTATTCTTTTTTTTTCGAAAGAAATCCCAGTGCCATTACAGCACTGGGAATTATCTTACTCTTCGTAAACGTAGAATACTGAACCATCTTCCAATGTTTCAGGAACTTCAGTACCTGACTGACTAACTTTAGCTACAGCCTCATCTACATAAGTTTTTGTAGCATAATTATTAGCAGCATCGGTTAAGATATTAGTAGCCTGATTCAATGTATCAGTATACTGGTTCTGGTAATCGTCAATGTTATTCTTAAGCTTAGTATAAAGGTAAGACAGAGCATTGACATCCATGATTTTGATACGTCCACTAACTTCGCTCATATCACTCACCTCCTACAGAATGATGGTTAAATGATATTATGCCTGCTCTCCAGACTCATCTGCCGCCGGGGTTGATCCAGTGTCTTCAGTCTGATTATCTGTCGGAGTAGTATCTGATCCACTAGTAGTAGAATCAGCAGCTGCACAGATCTCATCGATCTCATCATTAGTGATGTAGGTGATATCAACTTCCTTCAGATATCCAGTAAGATCCATCTTGGTGGAGCCAATAAGCTCAAACTTGCCGGTATCATCATCAGAAGTCTTAATCCACAGATACTCGCTGTATACGTTGTCATCTGCGTCAACGTTGTCACCCTCTTCAGCCGGTACTAAGTAGATTACACCCTTAACGCCCTCATCCGGAAGAGCCTCGACAATCTGGAAGTCAAAGCCGGTGATTGCACCAACAGCATCATCAACGTAAGACTTAGCGGCCTCAAGATTTGTAGCATCCTGAGTATCAGCATATTCCTTAGCAGCTGTAAGGTTAGTAGCATCCTGGGTGTCTGCATACTCCTTAGCAGCAGCAAGATTATCTGTATCAGCCTGCTCAAGAGCAGCTACCTTCTCATTGTAAGCATCAAGCGTTACATAAGTCGTAGAAGCATCATCCTTAGTCAGATAAGTATCTGCAACATCCTGTGCTACGGCATAGCCAGCGTCATTAGCAAATTCGCTGACATTGGTCGGGGTATTAGTAAGATCGGTATATGATCCACTAAACAGGCCCTTACCATCCTCTTTCTTTACGAACTGGTCAGAAATCTGTCCCCAAAAGTGGGCTAAACCAGTTTTCGATAAAAATTGCTGAGAAGCCATAATATTGTTCCTCCTTATAGAAAATATTTCTCAAATGTATATTGTACTATGAGAATACAAATGCCATTTACTACAATGTTATTTTTTAATATGACACTAATTAGGGAAAAATAAGGGTGTCCTGATGTGGACACCCTCATAATAGCACTTGTATTCATAAGAATTATTCAGCATCTTCATCTGTATTATCAGAAGATTCTTCTTCATCAGACTCGCTATTTAGGTCTTCATCAGTATCTGTTTCTTCATCAATATTTTCATCTGTCTCCTCAGACTCATCTTCTCCATCTAAGATATCTTCTTCATCCAATTCACCAGAAATAATCTTATCAATATCTGTATCAGTAATTGGATCTACAATCTTACTACGGAGTACTGTACCATCATAATGATATACAATAAAATTGCCAGTCTCAAGATCATTCTCAATATTGACAATCATATCGCCCATAGCAGACTTAATCTCAGATACATCTGCAGCGAGTGCATCAATAGACTCTTGAGAAGCAGCATTACTTTCAGCAATAGCATTAAATCTCTCATCTACAGAATTGGATAGATCTGTTACACTCTGAGATATAGAATTAACCTGTGTATCCAAGTTATCAAAATCCTGAGATAATGAATCAATCTTACCTTCCAGAGTAGTAGAGAGATCATCAATCTTCTGATTAATAGAGTCTAATGAGGTAGTCATAGTATCTACCATACTCTGCAATGTATTAGTCATTGTTTCCAACTGGCTATTTACATTATCCTGCAGAGTGTTCATATTCTGACTAATATAATTCATATTACCGAGCATAGAAGTGTATTTACGATCATATACTGTATCCAATTCAGCAATAGCCTCATCAGTATGATCTAGGAGAAGTTTCATAATCTTCTCTGCTCCAGTCTCATTAACGACTTTCATTATGCTTCTCCCTCCTCAGTAGTATCATAATTTCCTGTCAGCTTATTATAGATATTCTCTATCTCTGCATCTGTCAGAATAGTAGACTGATTTTCATTTACCCAATCATCTTCAGTACCTTCATATCCATTAGCCACAGCAATATCATAAGCAGAATCTCCTTTTTCACCTTTTTCTCCTTTAAGAGAAGCGATAAATTCTTCTTCTGTTCCGACAAAGCCAAGATATACAACGGCTATCTCATATGCTGATAAGCCGTCATGCCCAGGAGCTCCCGTAAGAGATTCAACCCAATCACTTTCTGATCCTTCAAAGCCATGATCTACAGCAATGTCATACGCTGATTTACCATCCATACCCTTAGGATTAGCAGCAACAAAAGTTAAGCATACTTGCATAGCTTTTCTTAATTCATCTATATCCTGCTTTACACTAACTCCTCTAATAGGGTCAAAGATAATATCGCTGACTCCTCTATCGTAATATATATTACCATTAGGATCAACCTTTCTGGCTCTACGGACTTTACCAATCATTTGAGTAGCCATAAATCAACCCTTGCCTTTCTATAGATTTTATTCTTCTGTAGTAGAATCATCTATTTTATCTAATTTAAGAGCATTAATTTCTGCTTTAAGAGATTCAATCTCACTTCTGAGAAGAGTAATATTATCATAGTTATTCTGAACCTTCTCAGCAACTCCTTCACCATTCTCTGTCACTACAGAATCCCACTCTACTCCATCTCTAGATACAAGTAATTCATTATTAGATGCCATCTTCATGAATCTTACTCTAGTATCATCATCAGGAGACATTACCGGCTTAGAATCCATATAGAGAATATCTACATCCATAATAGTATCAGTAGTAATAGTTACCACATGGCCATACTGTGTAAGAACTCTGATAGCACACTTATTCTGTCTCTCTACAGAATCATACTCAATTCCCTCATATAAAGCATTATGGGCATGATAAGGATGCTTCGGAGGTCTAGCATCAATTACTCCAATATTACGATAATTTGGGTCGCAGATATATCCAGGGGTCTCTGTAATATTTTTAGCAACTCTCTTAGCTACAGTAGCAGCTGATACTTCAATTACTTCTCCGCTAATAGTATTAGTAGCACCTTTCTGCAAATATTTGAATGTGCCATACATTCCCTTCTTTATATCCAACTCTTTAACTGTTCCATCATCAAATGTCAATGATATAGATACTGTAAGTTTTGGTTCACAATCTACCTTTAATAGCATAATTATATACCGTCCCTTTCCACAGATTTTAAATAATAATTAAACTAATGTTGCGGAAGAAAAGGAGTGCCAACTACGGCACTCCTAGGGTTCTTAATGAAAATATATTCTGGTTTCAAGTCTATCTACACGCTTCTCAAGTTTCTTGATCTTCTTCTTGAGCTTAGACTTCTCAGATTTCTTCTTTTGAATCTTTGCTGTTTTCTTTATAGATTCATTCAAATCTCTAGAATCCGTAGACATCGTGTACATCCTCCAGTATCTCTTTAATACGATCAATAAGGTCCTGGCCAAACTGCGCTGCAATATCTCCAGTAGGAAGAGCATCTAAGTATAAGATATTCTTAATAAAGTAATACATGAAGATATGATCAGTAACACTATCAGATCTCATATTCATACAATACTTAGCGAATAATACTGTAAATGCTACTACTGTTTTAGAAGTAATCTTATCAGGAGTTACTGGAGTAGAAGCAGCGCCCAAGTGTCTAGGAATACATTTAGTAATATCCCAAAGATCATTGATTCCTAAACTACTCTTCTCATACTTAGCATAGAAAGAAGTCATTGCTCTAGAAGGTTTCTCTACATCAAATTTCTTCAATCTGATCTTATGATTCTTGATAGCCTCATGGAATTCGGTCATCATGTATGACTCTTCACAAGCATCTCCCATCTTTCTTAATAGAGCAGCTTCATCAGGCTTTACATCTTCTACTTTAGCAGCAGCTGTATAGAGTTTATCTTTCTTTCCAATAATCATGTCAGAATAGAGAGAACTCATATCAGCACCAGATTTCTGGATCTCTTTATCAATTACATCATTGATATCAATCTGGAATTTATCTGCTGCAATCTCATTAATAATCATACTGATTACAGTAAGAGTAGTAGTGTTCCTCATAGCCTTATTAAGAATGCCATTCTCGATACACATAGTATCTACAAATGTCTGTACTCCCTTAGGCATCCTGTTGTAATAAGGAGAATCCTTATCACCTGACTGATACTGCTGAAGAACTTTGAATAACTCCGGAATCTCTTCTGCCTTGATATCATATTCCTTGATAATAGAATCAGATAATTCAACCTTAGAAAGATCAATCTTATCCATATCATAAGATTCCATATCAAGATATTCACTCAGATCTGCTGGTTCAATATCATCGTCATCATCTAAGTCAATGCCATCAAGAATAGTATTAGCTCCAGATTCTGGATCTACTTCTACTTTAACAGTCTTTGTTTCTGCATCATCATAGTTACGTACATTTGGAGCTGCTTCTAATTGCCCATTATTAGATGGCATATCTGCAATCTGCTGTAATACTGGATTATTCTCTCTTACTTCTGCAAGCTTATCAGCGATCTCATCAATCTGCTCTTTAGAAAGAGTATTAGCCTCTTCCTTCTTAAGAAAATCCTCAGATGATGCTGTAGCAAGCATCTCATCAAATGCTTTATCGATAGCCTCACTGGAGACACCAGTGCCAGCTGCTTCAATAAGCTTATCTGCTATTTCTTTGGTAGTATCATCAGCCTCAGTATTATACGCGGCTTTCAGCATTTCTTCATTATAGTCAGGACATGCAGTATTCATCATCTCTGGGTCGTATGGTTCATTGATATAATCTCCATCACTAACAGCTCCTACTGTCTCTTTGAGTAATACTGCATTATTTATATCATTGTCTATTGCTTTATTCTTCTCGTCTGGTTCCATATTGCCCTCCTAAATAACCTGTAATTTTATAGCATCTCCTGTCACTGCTTGAAGTTGTAATTTGATACAGTTTACAGCATCAGGCATAGTTGCTTCATTCAATACAGGTTCTTTGATATAGTTATAGAATACTCCATTATCTACTAAGATTTTACTTAAGTGATATGCAGTATTCTGCTCATCTCCCATATATCTGAAATTCAGCACATCTTCTAATGTAACGTCATACTGAGCAATATCCTGTACTACTGGTACAATATTAGCATGGATTGCTGCTATTACATTATTAGAATATAATTTCTTAGAATAAGAGAATGAGGAATCCTTATTCTTCTTAGCCTCCTGAAGATTAATATTCTCATAGATATGCTTCTTCTCCTTGATAATATAATTCACAAAGAATTGCACTACAGTATTTGTGAAGTCTGATACCAAGAATTTATACATGTAGAAAGCATCTGAGTATACATCATCGCTACCATTATATGACAGATTATAGTAATTGCAAAGAATATCAATGATAGTCTGATATACTTCTTCTCTCTTCTGTAAGATAGCATCCCTAGAACTAGGAACTGCATCTAATTGAATCTTGAAATTTTGCTCAAGAGAGTATGGAATATTGGGCATAGATCCAGAATATGGTCTAAACTTCATTCCTAAGCTATCATTAATAATATGGAAGATATAATCAAAAGATAATTCATCCAGAATATTAGCGATAGCATTATCCGTATTTACATTATTAATTGTCTGATTCTGCATCAGCTGGGGACTGATCATTTACCTCATCCTCCTCTACTTCCTTTGCAGCTAATTCGGCAAATTTTTCTTTGATTTCTTCTGCCGCTTTATCAACTTCTTCATTTTCGACTACCGTACTAGTAAATTCGACATCTACCTCTTCTGCAGGCTTTCCGAATCCATTGGCCTTACTCCACTTACAATCTTCTCTCTCGCAAGAATTGCAATTATAGTCACACTTCTTAGAAGCTTTCTCAATCTCTTCTTCAGATGGCTCCTGCATAGTCATCTCTACATTGATATGGCAGTTATTCATAGAATTTACTACTTCATTAGGAACAAAAACAAAGAACTGAGCAATGCTATATACTTCTCTAGTCTTCTTGAGTACTAAGAGAGCATTAAACTCCTTATCATCTCCACTCATTGACACGAGATTGATCTCACACTTCTCATCATCTGCTCCATCATAGATCTCTGCCCTTACTCCATCTACTAATGTAGCCTTGCAATTCTGCTCACGGCATACTGGCTGTAAATCACGATAGAAAGCCATACCATCATTATGACGAACCTGCCCTAAGTTATCTACAAATGTATTGGCAATCTTTGAGGCAGCATCATCATTAAGTCCTTCAATATTTATCAGAATAGCTGTAAAGTTCATCATTAATACCTCCAAAAGAATATTTAAGTTTATATAGAGCAGTTTAGTTTAAAATAAAAAAATACGTGGGGTCAAAGCCCCACGCATCCTTTATCTGTAATCTGAAATATTTTTAAAGTTACTTCCTAGTGATCCTTGGTAAACATCATACTCTTTTTCCTCGTATGGATCATCCATATATAAGCTATCAGGCATATCTCTATATGGTCTGGTAGCCATTGGGCCTAAGTTTTCTGGATCCAAATGATACTGAGTAATATAAGCCTTTCTAGCTAATGGATCGTTATCTAGTAAATCCTGAAGAGACTTCTGATCTTTCTCATACTCTTTCTTCTTGAAGTCAGCCATAGTAATAAACTTAACTGAGCCTATCTGCTTAAGTTGTTCTTCTATACTATCAGATGCCTTAGAATCCATATTAAGATCAAGAGTTACTCCATAGTCATGATCTAATTCTATAGTAGCTTCATCTAATTCTTGGTCTGTCTGTAGAGTAGTCTTATATATACCCCAATTGGATATACTCTGGCCATCATACCATACATATAGAGCTTGCATATATGAGAACAATTGGTCATCATGCGCATCTGAAGCATGTTCAATTCTACCACTCTTCTTATACTCAAGAGTCTGAAGTTCTTGATGTAATATTGGAGCAATAAATTTATCCTTATGGAATTGAACTCTCTGGAATAAGATCTCAAATAATCTATCTCTGACTTCTCTAGTATTAGTACCAAATTGCTTAACCTTCTGAGGTCTTCTAATAGATTTACCATTCTCTACTTTTTCTTCTAGTACTCTTTCCTTAATCTCATAGTATAAATTCTTCTTAATCTTACTCTTGACAAGCATCTGTAATACAGATCCACCCCAACCACCATCTCGCTCGATATTTACTACAGCATTTCGCATATAATTATATACTAATTGCTCTAATAGTCCAGCAGTATCTGGCATAGATATATAATTACAATTGAATGTAGCACATACCTTGGTAGTCTTGGAATCAATTACAGTAATAGCAGTAGAGTCAGACTGATATCCACCAGCTACATCGACTCCTACAATAGGAGGATATTGCATATTCTCTATTGGTGACCAGATCTTAACCTGATATTGTCCAGCATCTCCAAATAGCAGAGTAGATCTAGGCTCTTTCATGCACAGGGATTCAATAGTCTCAAGATCTTCTGGTTTGAATGGGTTATTAGTAGCAGCTTTAGACCACTCAAGTAAGATCTCGCGTCGGATAGCAGGATAATCGTACTCCATGTCGATACACATCTGCTTGAAGTACTCTTCTGTCTTTCCTAATTGCTGGTAAGAATAGATCACATGCATGAATGTAGATCTATCATTTGCAGCCATTAACTGATCTAGTTGCTGTCTATTGAAGTCGTAGTATGCTTCATTCCACTGAGTAGCATTCTCTTTAATAGAATAAGCAAATTGCCCTTCATCTTCTGTCAAAGATCCAGGTGTTGTAGTCAATAGGATACCATATGGAGCTCCTGCAGCAATAGCATTCTTTTTGGCAGTAGAGAATGCAGGAATAGCAGCCATGTACATCTCTCTATTATAATTAACGAAAGCAAACTCATCCCAGTACTGCATAGCGACAGTCATACCACGGGCAGAGCTACGTGCTTGAGCAGCAGATCTGCATCCAGCCATAGTACGAATCTTATTAAAGTTTGTAGGATGCTCCAATGTCTCTACAGTATTTCTAGCTTTGGCCTTAGATCCATCAGACATTATCATGGTATCCATCTTTAGATAACTAGGTAATACTCCTCTTAATTCCTTAAGATCTGTCAAGTTATCCTTTGCTCTAGAATGCTTCTGATGTATAAACAGAATATCTGAGTTAGAAGTTCTATAGTTGAATACCCAGAGATAATGAACTAATGCTCCTGTAGTCTTACCTACCTGTCGAGGCATCTCTAAGAATAGATTATAATTATTTAGCATTACAAAATGCATTGCTAAATTGCCTCTATTCAATACATATGGAGAGCCTCCACCTACAGGTCCACCTTCTGTAGGGATTCTTACTACTTCTCTTAAGTAATACCAGAAATTAGCCATAACCTCTTTCAAGATTTTAGCTTTAGTGATTGCATTAAGATTGGGATCTCTAGGATTCACTCTTAATAAATCACTATCATATAATATCAGAAAGAATGCATTATTACGCCTGCCTGTGGCCATTAGGTAATTATGCATATCTAAGAATGACTGATTAGTGGTGTTCCATTGATAAGTGACTGTACGAGTCACTTGCATGGGCATTATCATAAGCACACCTCCTTGTATCTGTATGTTTTTGGTAATAATAACTACGGGAAACATAGAGATAAATATTACGTAAGGAGGATTTGAATATGAATCATCTAATTTTACTCACAGAATCAGTAAGTACATATGCTACTACTGAGGTTAATGTCAATGCTTCTGATATTGGTATTATTGTTTTCTGCATATTCATTGCAGCTATTATAGTAATAGGATTTATAAGAAGGATTAAGAATGAAGGCGTGAAAGAGGTCATCAATGATGAGGCTATTTCACAGGTTAAGAAGATTCTTCAGAATCAGCTCAGTGAGATCTTAAATAATATTGGATTCACTGAGGACTATGAGACTTTCAAGAATGCTATGCTATATGAAGCATTATCTAAAGTACGTGCATATATTGATAAGAAGGGCGGATTAGTAGATAGTATTACTGATGAGATCAGTGATGATACAATCTTAGAATTAATCAATGAAGCCCTTAAATTATCTGGCATGGAAGATGATGTAAAGAAAGCATATGATACTTTCGTAAAGGCTAGAGTTGCTCAGATTGAAGCTACAGAAGATGAAGCTGCAGCTGCAGTAGATGAGGAAGGATATAGTACTGAAGAAGTAGAAGATGTTCCTGATCATACTGATGTAGAAATGAAAGATATTGTTGCAGAGCCTACTGAAGTAGAAACAGACGATACTGATGTATAAAAAGAGCAAAGGAGTAGGCTAAAATGCCTACTCCAATTTTTGTAAAATTGAAAATCTTTAAGTATATATAATATTTGTAAGTAGATATGACGATATCTACTTCCGTACGTCCCATAGTGTACAAAAAAGAATAGTCTCCCCATTGTGGCTATTCTTTTTTGTCATCTGATGGTACAAAACTCATATACATCTCCTGAGTAGATTGTTCTAAGTGCTGAACCATTCTACTATCTAATGCTTTATCTAATCCAATAATAGTATTATTATAGTAACCCAGATCTACATAGATAGTCAAGTACAATAGTTGAGGATCTATCTCCTCATCCATTACTATAGTAAATCTTTCCCAATCCATATGAGATCTTATTATACCATCTAGAGTAGGATCAGCAGTAAATAGTCTTACATCCAAATATGTGGCAGGAGACATACCAGTAGATTTAGTATGCTCAAATACTCTTCTAAATTCAGAATTATCCCCTATCATCTCATTTAGATCAATCTCTCCATGATTGTCCTCATCATACTCATATTTAGACCACACGAATTTCTCCCATCCCAGACTATTCACAAGTGGGATGTCTACGACCTTATATGTGCAAATATCATAAGACAACGAATCTGGATTGACTTCTTGCTTGGGTATTTCATACTTGGCAGGCTCTCTAGTATAATATACATAGAATTGAGGAGCAGCATATCTAAAAGTAGCACTCATATCAATATTATAATTAGTCCTGAGCTGTCCAGACATTTCCCCATCATCAGGTCTTAATTTCTCCATAATATTAGTATGCACATTCATCATAGGTACTCTTAAGAAGAATTCAAAATTGCCAGTTGCCTTTCTGAATTTGTACATAATTGGGAATGCCGAATGGGAGTTCATATATCTAGCAAACTTTATAGAATCTACTACTTTCTGTTTTTTCATGTCTACTTCAAACCCTGCACCTGCAGCAAGATTACAGATCACATCATTAGGAATATGGAAATCCATATCTCTATCCTGCGATTCAGTAGCTCCTATTCTAAACCATATCTCCATCTTCTTAAAGAGATCTAGTTGTTGAGCTCTAGAATATAATGATACTCTATAGTCTACTTTAAGCTCTACTATCTGCATATTCATCACAAGATATAATCCTTTTTCTCCATCCCTAAAAAATGAATCTCTGTTCCATGCATTAACCAGAATATTTGGCCCATAGTTATACATATGAACAGTATCCAAATCAAAGTCAAAATTCAACTGAGGAGTTATAGTAAGGAAAGGTTTAGCTTTCTTTAATCTCTCAGCTTTACCCAATTTTCTATAATCATCAAATACAAATTTCTCATTTATATGAATACTATCATAGCCATTTTCTTTTTTGAAATAATTTACAGGCATCTTAGAAAGAAACCAATCTCTAGCATATTCTACACCCATAGAATATGAGTGCATGAATGATGGAATACACAAATTAGAGTGCATCTGAATATCAAATCTGTCTCTCTGTTCACCGACAAACATATCTCTCGGATCTACTATTCTTACTGCCATAATATCATCCTCCCTTATACCTCGATGTTCAAATTAACAGATTTTGAGAAAAAAGAAGAGGCCTGCGCCTCTTCATTGCCACATACCGCCCTGCTTGTCCTTAGCATTCTCCAGGGCTTTCCAAACCTTCTGGCTAATCCCTAAATTGATAATGTCAATTACGACAAACACCATCCATGCTGCAAATCCAAAATAATAATCACTTGCATGAAAGATATTATACTTTATTATCAGCATAAAAGCGACAACCAGCAAAATATCTGATACAGCAATGTATGCAAATCCAACAGCTTCAGCATGGTTCAGTAATAATCTCTTGATTCTTCTTATACGATATTTCATATCTTCACCTCCTTCAGATTTATAATATATAATGGAGATGGGATAAAATTCCCGCCTCCATAAATCTGATTACAGTTTCATAGATACAAGTAGTGGCTGAGGACAGTACTGATGATTTGGCAATTTCATAAAAAGGATATCAAAGTAACTACGATAATAGAAATCATCATCACTTTTAATAACCATATTCTCTTCTGCAAATTTAAGATTTTTATGCTGATAAAAATAGCTCCTCATTACTTCTTCTGGAGTACTGCCATAGCATATAGAATAATTTGCATAACCACCCCATCCATTTCCATTTACTATCCTTATTAGTCTATAGCCAAGATAAATCTTCTTCTCTTTATCTTTCACTATTCCCATCCCCATTTCTTATTAATTTGAGCCTGCAATTGCAGATCTTCCTCTGTATAGAATTTCTTACCCATATTGATAAATGAGTTCGCATTAATTAATGTATCCCTCTGAGGGCATACATAATCATTAAACTTTCCATCATTTCTGGATATCTGCATAGCATTTCTCGGATTATAAATCTCATAAGCTCTTACAAAGAATGCTTCATTGATAATATGAAGAATATTTAATGCATCACCATCAAAATCAGCATTCATCATAGATAAAACTCTTAAAGGCAGCTTCATTACAAATGAATCTGTCATTCCAACGCAAAACATTTGTAGGATAGCGAATATTCACATAGGATCGCTACTCCTATGCAGTTCTCTTATGAACTTCCCCATCATTATAATGGGATACTAGGCTATATCTTCAGGACACCACCTCTGATGCCCTGCTGTACTGTTCGGGAACGCTGTTCCCTACTCTACTCACTTCAGAGATTTCTCTCCTTATTTTACTCAGCAGTACGGTGCTGATTAGCTTTCGATAGCCGTCGATCGGTATAAACCGAAGCTGATCTTACATTGTATCGGTACTTAGGATCTATCAATGATAGACTTTTATCTCACCATATACCATCCCAATACTTGTTTCTGACTTTCGTCTCCTTTCGGCAATTGGGCATTAGCAAGTTCCAGCAAATTTCGTACAGTAGTTTTAAGCTATGCATTGCTGCATAACCGGCCCTATTATGCTAAGCCATATCCTAACGTTGGGTTACGGTTCACTAAAACAGCAACCCCTCTACCATTATTTGAATTATCTATAATAGATTGAATTATTTCTTTAACTCTCTGGTCCACACGTAATGAACTGCGATACCAGATTCCATATGCTTCATCATATGATACATTATAGCTACGTCTGAGAATATTAATAATCCTCTGCTCAAGTACTATCACTAATTCATAATATGGGAGGATAACCTGATCGATCTCTAAGTTTGGATCCTGAATAATTACAGATCTACCGGTAAAATTATATCTACCAGATACTAAGTTTCTGAAGATTCCACGCTTACCCTCTAGTATGCTAATGATCTCATTATATAACTCCATATACTTCATCTGAAGTTTATAGAGATTTTGATCTTTCTGCTCCTTATTACGATCAAATCTGGTATTCTTCTTGTTAATAGAATGAACTATGGAGTTCATCATATTATAAATACCATTAGTTCCTTCATATTGCATAGATTTTCCAGTAACCTGGAATGGTCTGAGATGAGTTGTGAATACTGGAATAGAGTGAGTAAATACTTTATCTCTATCTTCTATGATCTGATCATAATATTCTCTCTTAGCAGGATTTAATCTTGCATAATATTGAAGAATTTCATCAAATCTATTTACAAATTCAATCATACCAATTCCATAATATGGTTCATTCTTTGGCTTATCCTGCAATTCTGAAATATTGCCATCTCTATCTTTTTCTCCTTGCACATTTAAAATATTATCTAATTTAGATTTCTTCCCTGCGCCAGATCCAAATAGAAATTCAATCTGCATATACAGAACTGGATGAATCACATAATATTCATCAAGTACCAACCATCCGAAATATCCAAAATCATCGTCCATATACTTAACTCTAGTACCACACTTTTCGCATTTGAGGCCTTGATTTATTCTAGAATGTAGATATCCGCACTCACATTTATATCTATCAATAAATGGATTCTGATCACCCAGAGTCTGCCCAAACTTAGATGAGAAAATTCCATTAGGATCTTTAAGATCTTTCTTGATGCCTCTAGCAGCAGAACAGATAAATCCTCTGCCTTCTCTAATATCTTTCTCCCTTTCTTGATCCAGATTAATTTTCTCCAATTGTGTAATATAAGTATACATTGGATCATCTGGATATTGCATATAGGTTGTTGGTTTATCAGTTGGAGATGATATCTCCTGCATGAATAATGAATAATCATTCATGTATTCTTGTGTTGTTGCCATATTACCACCCCTTCATATTACAGCTCTTCTCTCAATTCATCTACTGTATTCAAGATAACCTCGAAAGTAGCAGCTTTACCCTGTAACTTCAATAATTCTCCTGTGTTCTTTGCTAATTGATATTTTGAATAAATACCAGATGCCACTATCTTCCCAGTGGCATCAAATGCAAGAAACGTAAATAACTGTTCATCTTTTCTTTCCATCATAAATATCTCCTTTCGTTAATATATAAACTTTGTTTTTCACAAAGTTATTTCTAATCTAAACCTTCCTAGGCCATGCTATAGTATTGCATAATGGACATCTAGGATATTTAAACGTCGGGTTGATAATGATCATTTTGCCACATGAGCAAGTTGCGCTTACTGGCTTTAATGATTGGATATAATTAGATCCAGTCATGTACTCTGCTAATGCTTCTGGTCCTATACGATTAGATAATTTATCAAATGGTATAGAATTATAATTATATTTCTCAGGATCATATCCTTCTCCTTTTGCAATAGCATCAGTAATATTTTTTATAAATTCTTCATCAGTCATCTTTAAATTCCTCTGCTTTCTCTGATTCACTATTAGTAATTCCACTAATAGTGTTATCAATTTGAGTTTGCAGTCGTCTTTTAACTCTCTCTACAACTTCCATTGCATAATCATAATTATTGTCCATTTTAAATATCTCCTTTCTTGATATTTTGATTTAGTCTTCTAGTATATAATATATATTCAATATCATTTTTACTCAGAAAGGCAAACAATTTCCTCCTGGCCAACCACAGCCAGGAGGAGCGAGCAGTAATATGAACACAACAACACATCCGCAACAGGTTTGATGCATTGGGAGGTAAACGGACACAATCCATCCATTTAAAATCATGTTACTGTATGGATTTTTAATCATCCATAGAGAATGCTTTCCAAGGATCCATTTCTATTGTATGTACTACAGAGTCGTGGAATGCTTTCATGGCAATATTCTTCAGAGTAGAAGGAATTACATCAGTCATGATTCCTACATTTCTTACATTAGGTCCAAGTCTATACCAGATATTACCAGCACACTTAGAACAGAATGCTCCTTTGCATTTACACATGGAAGCAAATCTGAATTTGACTTTCTTCCCAATATATTTATCCATATTCTGAGAAGTAAGTTCCACTAATCCAGATCCTATAATCATCCAAGAATACATCCAGTCATCTACATTCTTTTCTGTAAGATCTACTGTGACGTAGTTCTTAGTATGACAATCAGATCCTTCATCCAATAGTCTGAGATGCTGGGTCATTGAGAGGAATAACTTCTCCCAATAGCCACCCATAGAAGTTTTCTTACCTCTAGAGTATGGTCCAGCAGATAATGAATTTGCTATCATGGAGTATTCCTCTGGGGCTATTCCATCCATATAATTAGAGAATGCAATATTATATGGTTTCTGAGCATTCGGATCTGGGTTCTTCATGGCACCCTTCATGACATACATATTCTTGAAGTTATTGCCAATATCTCCACCTGCTCCAGAGTTGAATCCATCCATTCCGGGGTCATTTCCAATATAATCTGTAGCATATTTAAGGAGTTCATTCTCCATATCCTCTACTACCTTTACATCACCTGCATCAAGGGCTTCTTTGTTCTGCTTAATTAATTCTTTCTTTCTCTTATCTATCTTATCAGTAAGAGTAAGCATCTCTGTAGACCAGCTACCTGATAATACAGTAACGAATTTCATAAACTCCTGTGTCTTCTCCAGAAAGTCTTTCAGATCTGCGATAGTAATTCTATCTTCCATAAGAGCATATGATAATTTCTTCTGCATTTTTCCATATGCTTTCTTAGTAACAGGAGAGTTTATATATCCTAATACTCCAGAAACATGTGGCTCAATAAAATACTTATTAAATACCCATAAACCAGCAGTGGTAGTAAAGGTATTCTTATTTGGTTTTCCACCTATTACAATCTTCCCAGGAGGTATTTTGAGTGTATCATATTGATTACACTTGCATTTTCCATCAAATTCTCCAAAGAGATCTAATACAAATGACTGAGATACACTCTCCTCGGTCATATTGAGGAGAGTGTCTAATACTTCCTGATTGGTAATAGGTTTAGATACTCTGGTGTTAGCCATAGTATAATCACCTCTTTTTAATAATACGTCTGATATGTGATCTCAATACCCTTGGTAAGATCAA